ATTTTGTTCCTTCGTACTCGTGTCAGCTTGTTATTGCTACGGTGCCTTCGCCTTCTGCTAGGCTTGACACCGTAAAACTGTGCGGTGCAAAGTATGCCTCAATCTTTCCGCCTGTTATGTCGCTCCACACAATGTCCAACGGGTTTTCATCGCTGTCGAGAATCAGCACCCCTTTGCGCCATTGCCAATAGTCGAAGTCCGACTTCTCGTCAGGCGTAGCGGTCAACGTGACCTCCTCGCCCTCTTCTGGATACATGTTTGATGCAGCCACAGACCCCGAAAACTCTATCCCGCCGATTTTTTTCGGCTTAATCACTGCGTTCACAGTGTAATCAACATACGTCCACGTCGCCGATACCGCCAAATCTTCAACGAGCGTTATTGTTTTTGGCGTTCCGAATGTGCCATCCCACCAGCGAGAAAACCGATAGTTGTTGTTCCGAACATACGTTAAGGATATTTCTGTTCCGGCAACAAAAACGCCGTCCCCTTTGTCGCTTGTAATTGTGCCGCCTTCGCTCTGCTCGATTGTGACTGTTACAAGGTCGGTTGTGATCTCGGCTTTAAATGTGATCGGCGTTGTGATGCTTTGCACTTCTTGCGTGAAGCTGTCGATTTGCTTGAACACGGGTATGTCAAGCAATTCGCGTCCGTCAAGCGTTAGACTTGTGAAAGACGCGTTTTCGCCGCAATCAAACGTCCATTCTCCATCTGAAAAAAAGTCAACTTCGCTGTCGCCGTCAACCGTCACACCTTCTGGCAAGTCAAAATATATCGGAATTTTAATCAGCGCAAAAGTCGCGGAAACGCTGTGTGGTGCTGTCACGTCCGTAAAATCGACCGTCAAGGGTTCTCTGTCGCCGACCTCTTGCGTGTCGCCGTCAATCGTGACGGTTTCAATTTCGTAGCCAAAATCGGGCGTAATAATCACGCTGTCGTTGCTGTGCCGCACCGCGTTGTGCGTTGCTGTGATCGTGCCGCCCTTACCGGCTTGTGTTGTGATAGTATAGGTGTGCGTTCGCGGCGTGATCGACACGTTCACGTTATACGTCAACGTAAATTCATATTCATGCCTTGTGCTGTCGCCGCCGTCAATCGTTTCTGTGCTGATTATGTCACCGTTGAACGGATTTTTTTGCGTTACGATTAAATCCTCGCTTACAGTGTTGCAGCCGTCAGCCACAATCTTCACGCGGTCGCCGTAATATAACGTGTAATAACGCTTTCCGTCGCTGACTGAAGGCTTTTGCTGTTCTTGCCATCCCAAATAAACGGTTGCGCTGCCTTTCGCGGGTTCGTCCACGGACAACGCCTTCGGAATGCGATTGTAAATTGCGCGAAAAACAAGGTCTTTGTCCTCGCTTGTCGGCAGATTGTATTCAGAGAACATACCGGCCATGCCGTCGCAACTCCAATGCACCGTGTAGCCTTCTCGCGAAATGTCCGGCGCGGTCGCCTTTTCGCCGCCGTTTACGGTCTGCTTTTCAACAAGGTTCCCGTTTTCGTCATAAAAATAAGCGTAATATCGAGGCGTATAGTCCAGCGTTGCGGACAGATTGTTCATATACAGACGATATGAAAAAGACGCCGCGTTCCCTCCTACAAGGTCAAAACCCAAAAGGTCGTTAGTGCCAAAAATCGCGCTTTTGTCAATCGAAGAATCAACAAACTCGCCGCCTTTGTCGAGGTAGTCGTTCCCGTTTGTGTATGACGTGATTTTTCTTCCGTACTGCGCGGACGATTTCACCGTCAACGAACTGCCGCCCACACTGTAGCTGGTGATTCTTTTAGGCGTTAATTCCCAGCGCAACTCACCGCCTACAGTATCGACGCGCACCTTCTGTCTGTACGACACGTTAAAACTCGTGACGATGCAAGCCTTTGAAAGATTTGCCCAAGCGGTAGAGTTAAACGCAATCGTGCCGATGTTCACGGTTTTGCCGCTGCCGATTGACTTTAACGCTTCACCCGTTAATACATCGCCCTCGTCAAATCCGCTGATGTTTTGGATATATTTTGGGGTCAAGTTGATTCGCATAGTTGACCTCCTATTCGACCGTCACTTCGCCGATGACCGGCACTTGATCCGTTGTCAATGAGACGTTCGCCCACGGGTCGCTTTCATTGATTGTAATGCTGTCAACCGATTCGATAAGAGAAGCGCAAGTCTCATCGTCCAATATCTTATAGCTGATAATGGACGGCAACAGCGTCACGCCGCCTTCGCCCGATGCGCTCCACTTTTTGACAACCGATGCCAAGTATGATTCAAGCACCGGCGTGATGGCGGTTTTCACTTCGCCGTCTGTCACACCGATCTTTTTTGTGACTTCAAACGTAATGTCAACCGCCGCTTCATCAGCTTTAACAATTGTCACGATATGACCGATAGGCGCAAGCCCGTAACCTTTCCCTCTTTCGTCGCCGAGTGGGTCAACGATTTCCTGAATATCGTCTAAAAGTTCGTCGCTGATCGTAGGGTTTGCGGGATCGTTGCCGATAATGACAAGCTTCACCGTTCCCGCGCCGTCCCAAATGGGATGCACCTTGACTTGCCCCACGCCGTCAACTTCAAGAAGTTTCTGCGTGTAATCGGCAATGTTCCCGCCGAAAGCGATTGACCGCATAGCCTCTTTCACTCTTGCGCGGAATGCTTCTGTTTCCTCTTCGTCCACGCCGACGCTGTATAGTTTGCTTTCGCACAATGTCGCTTTCCCCAGTCCGTCGATGTAGTCAATCGGAATTAAATCACCGCCGCCGTAGCTGTTGCCGATGGTGCCGGGTGTCTCGCACTGTACAAGCTGCCGCATTCTTGTTTGCGGTTCTTCGCCGTCCAGCGTGATTTCCTTTCTCAACACCTCTGTATCCTCTTCAGGGTACGGAATAACGACAAAATTCTGATCTTCGCACGAAAACCTTGTGTCTTTCGGTACGGGGTCTGCGCGGTCAATGTTGGCAAAATAAATTGCGCCCGTTGCCGGACGCGGTGTGATGGAGCGGTCTGCCGCTCTTTTAATGAGGTATTCACGCGGCGCGGTGTCAATGTATGTTGCGTCGAAAACGAAATCCAACGCGCCGTACATCATGGCAATTTCGAAGCACAACGCCGCGATTGCGTTGTAAATCATGGAACCGTCGCGCTTGTCAAACGCCTGTGACACCCTGTCCAGCGTTTCGCGCATTAAATTCTCGTATGTTTTGTCTGAAAAGTTGTCAAGTGAACGCGCCATAATTGCTTCATATTCTGCTTGCGTCACCGTGTCAACCCCCCTCTGATCTCTATTTCGCCGTAGATGGTTTCCACCGTAAAGCCAACTGTCAACGCGTCTTTTTCCTCGCCGAATACAATGTCCCATTCGCCCACGTCAATAACACGGTCATCCTGTGTCAACGCTTCTGTAATGGTACGTTTTAATTCTGCCGCCGCGTAATCGTGCGGTTGACCGATAAGGTCTGCAATCTCCGAGCCGTAGCTTTGCGGGTAAATCACCCATTTGTATCGTTCGATTTGCAAAATGTGATATATAGCCTGCTCCAACGCCTCTTTGTCGTCACACATACCACGGATGCGGTTGTCCACAACGTGCCATGTGTAACCTGGCATTCTCGCTTCGGCTAAGTCAATTAAATCTAAATCGTCCCCCGTTGTGGGGAGATAAAATAAATCACTCATCGGATTTCCCCTTTGTTGTTCGGCGCAAACACACGGTCAAGAACGATGTACTTTTGTCCTCCATCTGTACGGAGCATCAAAACGCTTTCGCCAACCTGTAGCTTCAAATTGACTTTCCACCATTTGTCCCCACGGTAGGCGTGGGCGTGGTATTCAAATGCTTCGTTGTCGTCGGGTGCGCCAGATACGCCGTACACGGGATTTGTTGTCAAACGCCCTTCCTGCTCGGTGTAATGTTCGTCGCCGTCCGACTGGTTCAGCGTTTCGCCAACGGTTGTCAGCTTCACATAATAATCACGCACGGCGTTTGTCAAAACAATCTGCTTGTCGCTAAGTGTCAGCTTTTGTTCAACGTCGATTTTCAAATTCGGTTCAGCGGAAACGACCTTGCCGATGGTGAAGGCAAACGGTGCGCCTTCGTCCGTTGCCATCCTTGCCGCCTCTTTCATCGCGTCCACAAGTCTTTGTGCGTCTAATGACATTTCGTCACCCCTTAATGGATAAAGCCCAGCAAATGTAAGCTATTGCTGTAGTTATATCCGTTCGACTTTTTGATTGTGACATTGCGGAACGGGGAGTGTGACCAGTTGCTTTCGCTTAACACTAAGTCGCCGTTCGGCTTGATTTCTTCCACCACGGCGACGTGTCCGTATTGCGTCCCGCCGAACACAGCAACCGAACCAACGGTCGGTGTTTGACTGCAATCAAAACCGCGGCTTTGCGCTGTGGAATACCATGTGTTAGCGTTACCAGTCGGGAGATTGCAGCTTGTAATCCCGCGTATTTCCATATATCGCCCGTAGGCGTACCCGACGCAGTTTGGGATGACGCTTGTCGATGATGTTCTGCCGTTCGACGCGTTACCGGCAATACAATGGTTATACCCGCCGCCGCCGACCGTCTTATAATACTTGTTATCATCCGACGGACGCGTTGTGCGGATGTTTCCAGTTGTGCCACCGCTGCTGCTGCCACCCCCGCTGCCTTCTTCGCTGCCGCTTTCTTCTTTCGGGATCTCGGTCACAATCAACGCCGTTTGCGCATTGCTTACGTCTGCAAGCGGTCTGTATTCCTCGAACGTCACGCTCATTAAATGCTCGTTTTCGCGGAATGTGTGCCGCACCTGATCGACAAGCATATAGTTTGACAGGTTAATGTCGCCCAAATACAGCTTGCAAGGGAGCAGTGAGCCGCCGCGCACCCGCTTGTCACCCAGCACATCACGCAAGGAAAGTGTGCGACTTTTGCTGTCATACATACTAAGCAGCCCGATAGCCCTTTTCTGTATCATTGTGCCGCTGTCCACTTTCTCATAGTATTGCAAAACGCCCCACTTTGAGATTTTCGCCGGGTCTGTTGCAATCGCAACTTGACGTGAACCGCCCTCTTTATCCTCATGGGTCAGTTTGATGCGGTTATAGGTATCTTCGGCAATGCTGGTCTTGTAATCAAACGTACTGCCGACAACCTTTTCGTCGATTGCATAGTCAAGCGTCATTTCGGCAATATTCGAAAGCGTCAATTTTCCAGCCTTGTCATATAAAACATAAACCTGTTGCGTCGCCTGTGTGGTGATCTTCAACGCCTCGGCAATCATGTCATACAGGCTTTTGTTGTCCATGACTAGACTTTCAATGTTGAAGGCAGTCGGCGTGATCTTTCCTAGGTTCAAGTGGAAATCCTCGGCAAGCATTTTGATAATCGCGGACGCGGTTTTATTTTCAAAGACATAGGTATCCTTGTTTTGGGTTAAATAGAAAAGCTGATCGTACACAACCACGTTCAGCTTTTTATCCTCAAGCCCGGTTCTTGACTTTTCAAAAATAAAGCCATAAAAAACAGCTTTGCCGCCCACCGAAAAGCGCACGGCATCGCCCTCGCTAAACGATAACCCTTTTGTTTTCACAACAGTAAAGGTCATTTTCCCAGGTTGTCCGTTGCGTTGCCACACGATTTCCACGCCGTCTACAATCGGCGGTTTTTGTATGTTCGCGCCGTGCGCGATAATCAACTCATACTTCATGGGATCTTAATCACCGTGCCAATCGGCACAAGGTTTGGATTTGTGATAACGCCTTTGTTTGCGGCGACAATCTCCGTGTACCTTGCCCCTGAGCCAAGATACTTTGCCGCGATAGCCCACAAGGTATCACCGCTTTTGATTGTGTGCGTCTTTGCCGTTGGCGCATTAGACGTTTCACGCTCTTTTTGGGTGTCTGCCACTTTCTGCTCTTTCCCGTTTTCCGTGATGGTTTTAACCGTCACTTTTTCTGTGCCGTAATCAATGTATTGCATCAAGCTTACATCGACGTACACGTCAAAACCTGTGCCGTGTGATTCGCTGATGGTGTAATCCTCAATACTAACTTTGATGTTCGTATCAAAAAGCAGTTTGTTGTCGGGTGTGGTTCTTGTCAGAATCAGTTGTGTGGGCTTTTTCTTGACTTTGAATTTTTCGAGAAGGGAAAGATAATGGTCGGGCTTTTGGTTTCCGAACATCGGAAAGCACAAAGTGAAGTCAATTTCGGTCAAACCTGCGCTTTTTAATATGTTGATCGTGCGCCCGTCCAACAGGTCAATCGTGTTGTTTTTGTTTCGGATTCTCAAAGACATTTTTTCAGGCGTTTCCGGCATTTGTTCGCCGCAAAGGTATAGTCTATACATCAATACACCCCCGCCGCCGTCGTTCTCAACGCGCCTTCTACGCTCGTCACAAACTTGCTGATAACGCCGTCTAAGTCTTTGTCGCCCGAAATCGTATTTGTCATGCCGGTCATGTCGATTTTGACTTCAGCCGTTGTAAACCTGTTGATAACGTCACGTTCTGCAATGTCTCTGATCCATGACAATTCTTCGTTCGTTGTTGCAAGACTTTTTGCAATAGACGCCGTATTGTCAGCGGTTTCCCCGCCTGTACCGTTTGCGCCGGTATTGTCTGCAATCGTGTTAAGCGTTGAACCGTAGCCTTCCGCAGCATCAGTGCCAGTCGCAGACAAAAAATTGTTCTTGAAATCGCTTATCTTGCCTTTGATGAGTTCGCTTTTGGAGTCGCCCCACGCTGCGCCTTGAGCATAAGCGTCTTTCGCCCAGTTCTTCCCGAAAGCGTCAAACGTGTTAAAACCGTTTTGAAACGCCGCTGACACGCTGGAATACTCTTGCACGGATGCGGCGGCATCAGCCGCCTTTGACGCAAAATTGCTTGCAGCAGATGTAATGCCTGACGCGTCAAAGTTCACAAAAGGTAGCTTGCTCAACGCGTTTGCAATTTTCCCTATGACTTCCATTGCCGTAGAAAGAAGGGAATAAAACGTGCTTTTAACCCTTGCAATGGAATTGTGGAACGCGACGCCGATGTTATGACACAATGCGTTGATAGCGTTCCAGATACCCAACCCGACATTTGCAATAATCAAGCCTGTGTTCTTGATCGCAGCCCAAACGACATTCAGACCGCCCATAATCACGCCAAGCGTACTGTTTGCGACGCCACCCGTCTTTGCGATATGCGCAGCCACCGCAACAATGGCGGCAACCACCGCAGCAATGATTGCGACGGCAATCAGAAGTTTGGAGTTTGCAAACGCAATCGCAACGCCCAAGCCTCTTTGTGCAATTTCGTGAATTTTCGCAGCCGCAGCCGCAGCCAAGCTTGCGATTGAAGATGCGTGAAGCATAAGGTTATATGTACCGACAACCGCGGCAACGCCTAAAATGATAGGCGCAATCGTGCCCCAATTTTCGGCAAAGAAATTCACAACCGCGTTTGCCTTGTCCAGCACCCATGTCAAGCCGTTTGCAAGCAACGAAATAGCGGTCAAAATGCCCTTTGATGCCATTTGTATAGCTTTGTTATTGGCAAGCGCGTTGATGACGTTCAAAAGCGGTTTTACCGCCGCTAGTGCGTCGTTGCGCATTCGCGTCCAAACGCCTTGCCATGTCATCGGCATTTTTTCAAAGTCCGCGTTGATGTCGTCAATGTTGTTCAACACGGCGTTCTTGACAATATCGGCGGTGATCTTACCTTCAGCGGCAGCGTCGCGGATTTTCTCCGTTGTGGTGCCCATCTCTTTCGCAATCAGCTTGACAATTCCGGGTGCCTGTTCCATGACAGACCGTAATTCGTCACCGCGCAACACGCCAGAGCCAAGAGCCTGCGTTAATTGCAACATAGCGTTCGACGCTTCTTGTGCGCCGGTGCCGCTTGCAACAAACTGTTTTTGGATAGCCTCCGCAAACGCAACAACTTCTGCGCTGCCTTTGAATGCGCCTCTTGCGTTGTTACCCAGCTTTGCCACAACGTCAGCCATGTCCTGAAAGCTGCCGCGTGAACGGTTCGCCGCTTCGTGGATCATAGCCATCAATTCGCCTGTCGTTTGCATTCCGTCGTTCATCAATCCGATTCGCGCTTCAGTTTGCGCGATGGTATCCGAAAGATTCACGAAGGTTTGCACGGTTTTCAGCCAGGCGTAACCGGCGACAAGCCCTTTGATTTTATCGGCAAGCCCACCGGCAAGGTCAGCGCCGCGTTCGATTTCCCAGTTGAAGGTCTGTTGTCCTTGCGTCGCGTTCCTGTACCAAGTTTGAGCTTTTGAAAATGCGTTGTTACCGGCGGCACCGATGTTTTTAAACCCGGCGGCGGCGTCACTTGTTCTTCGTGCGATGTTCCTTAAAACAGACGACGCCTTGTCTTGCAATACAATGGGTACTTTAATGCCAGCCAATTTTTCGCCACCTTTCAAAAAAGAGGCGGGTTTTTGCCCGCCTCCTCACTTGCGTTTTGCCTTACGTTTCGCTTCGCGTTCCGCTTTCTTTTCCGCTTCGATCTTGACTTGAATTGACGCAATCACAACCGCCTGTTCACGCGGCGGTAAATCAAGAAATTCGTGCGGTTTCCAGTGGAATTTGTGCAGAACATAGTGCACATAAGACGCTTCAGGGTCGCCACCCTTTATTAGTTTTTTGCTTCGTTGACAAGTTCTTCGGCATTGTAGCCGTTCATGCCCATAACTTGTGCGATGAGGTTGTCATATTCCCCCGGCAAAAGCATTTTGTTCAGCAAAGCCTCCTCGCCCATAACGCCGTAGGACTTTTGCAGCCCTTCGTCTTTCAAGTCTGGAAACACAACGCTTTCACAAGCAAGCTTTGCGTTCAGCACCTCCGGGTCAACGTCAAGCGTTCCGTTGACAAATTTCGTTGAAGCTTTGCGCAGCCGTTTGATCGTGCCAGCGTCCAGTGCTTTGATTTCCCACGGAACGGGATTGCCTTTTTCGTCCTTTGCGCGTTTGGTGACGATGATTTCTTTGTTTGGTATGACATCCATGCTGTCACACATGAATGCGCTCATGCTTTTTGCTGCCATTGGAATATTCCTCCTCTATTTTAATTACATATATTTCGGATTGGTAAACTTTTCGGGACGGGTGTAATCCTCGGCAAATCCGCTGATTTCCTGTTCGATGAAGTCACCTTCGGCGTTGACCATTGCTTGAAGCACGTCACCGTCAAGGGTGCAGTTGTTAAACACTTTCGTGCTTCTGCCGATGTCACCGGCGGCGGGATCGTCGTTCGACACCTGAATATCAAAACGCGGCAAAACCGCCGTTTTAATGAACTGTTCCACAAGGTCGTCGAACATTTCCGTGACCTTGTAAATAGTCATCGTGAACGAGATTTCAGCAGCCACCGCCTTGTGGCCAGTGACAACCGCGCCGAGACGCGGCACTTCGTTCGTGCTGATATTCACCGTGCCTTCAAAGTTGCGGCAGCTCAACAGGTGGTAACGTCTGCCGTTGATCGTGCAGAAAACTTCTGCAAATTTGCCGTTCAAAGCATGGTCGGAACTCATGACCTGTGTTCTATCAAAAGCCATTTATATACCCCCTTTACCGGCAAATAACGGTCATATACAGCTTTTCCATCGCGTTCACGATGTTCAAGCCGTTAATGTTTGTGACAACGGTGTCCTTTTCGTCGCCGATGTCAACGGTGACAATTTCTTCGTCAAACTCCGTGATCGCACGGATGCGCTGCGATTCGCGGAAATACTTGACGCATTCGTTCCACCACGAAGCGCGTCCGCTTTCGTCATTTTGGACAATGCCAAGATAACGCTTGACAAACAGCGCGGCAAGGTCGTTCGCCACGTTGTCGCAATAACGGATGGTCTGGTTCTTCTGGAACATCGAACCGAAGTTCTCCGAAAGAGATACAAGGGAATTGATGTCCGTCAAAATCACGATGTCGCCGTTGGAACGATGGAACACAAGATGCCCCGCCTGAATCTCTCTTTCAAGGTCGAGCTGACGGGTCTTGACTTCGATATTCAGCTCACCGTCATATTTGGTGTTGGTCAAAGAACCGTTGATCGGTGCCGCCGCTTCTGCGCCGGTCAGCCAATACACACCCGCAGCCGGTGAAACAGTGATCGTGTCATGCGTCACATCATTCCACAAGCCAATGACGCCTTCATAGTCAGCCGTTGCCGGTTTGTAACACACAAGCTGGAATTTCACGCCGTACTGGTCGCGCTGTTCCTTCGTGTGGTTGATATACTGCCCGATCACAACCTGATTCGTAACAGGGCAGCACAAAGTGTTGAAAGAATACGGTTCGATAGCCGCAAGGAAATCGTCGTGCGCCGTGGTGAGAATTTCACCGTCTGCGCCGCCGGTCAACACAAGCCCAGCCATTTCACCGATGGTGGTTGTGGCGTAATCCACGCCGGTTTCTGCGGTTTCTTTCGTGAATCTGTACTGCTTTTCAGCGTCAATGACTTTCGCTTCGTAATAGTTTTCAAGCGACGCCGCGCTCGGTGTGTCAACAGCCGTCAAAGCATAATAGGTTTTGCTGCTGTCAATTGCGGTGTCCTCTGTCTTGACGTATTCGCCGTTGATAAGCTCAAAGCAATCTGCCAAGTCATCAGCGGATGCCGGTGTGGTAGTTGCGACCGTGTAATAAGTCTTGTCTTGCAGTTCGGTGTCCTTTGTGGATACATAGGTATCCGGCACGGTTTCTTTGACCGTTACGGTCTTTTTGAAAACGACAAAGCCGTTGTCCTTGATGTCTTTCCATGCGGTCAAGGTCTGTTCGTCCGCAACCTTCTTGCCAACGATGGTCTGCACAAGATACTGCTGATCGCCGGTGGTTTTTGCAATCTCCGTGACCTTGATCTTGATGTCATTGCCGCGCTCGCCGTCATACCTTGCCTTTGCAAACGTGGAATCTGCTTTTGCCGCGCCTGAACCTTCAAGCCGATAGCAAAAGACCTTCACAGCGTGTTTGAAGATTTCACGCAAAGGCAGCATTTCGTCGTCGCTGTAGGAATAGCCGAACAGTTCCCAACAGTTTCGAATGAACTCGCCCTGTGTGATCTCTCGCACGCCGTATTCGCCCCAGCTCAACGCGAACGGCGCAGCCGCAACGCCTCTATCGGAAATCGTTGCGGACGCCCGCGCAATCGAAGCAAAGACAATATATGCACCCGGCATGGTCTTATTTTGGGTCATAAAAGTGCCGCCGCCATAAGCCATATATTTATTTCACCCTTTCGTTTTTGAATTTGTCGAGAATGTTTCTCACTTCATCGACAGTGTAATGCTTTTTGTCGCTCAAAAGGTACTGCAAAGCACCTTTGTCACGCTCAAATTCTTCTGAAAGCAAAAAGCCCTGTTTGGTGAACCGTTCAACAGATTCAGAAACAGGTCTTTGCTTTTTATTCTTTTTCGACATATAAGTCCCCCATGTGCAGCTCAAGTCGCCGCATGATTTCGGAATCGTCAAGCGTGCCGTCGGGTTTGTATCTCCGATCGTCACGGACGCGCTGCGCTTTGACGTGGTATTTGTACCGCACCAACGTGTGAACCGTGTCATCGTCTTGCGGGTTCGGTTCTATCCCATCGGCGGGGTGTACCATAACGCCAGACGGCGTTTTGATGGTTTCCAACAGCAAGGGAAGGTCGGTGCATACGCGCAGCATATCGTCCGTAATACTGTTCGGGTCGCAATAGTACACAACATCGAACGTGACGGAATGCAGCCAGAAGTCGCCGACGTGTTCAGGCGTTCTTGCAGTGACGAAAATCACGTTAAATTCGCCGTTGTTCACGTTTTGCAGCGTCTTGTCAGAACGTATCACCGCGTCAGGATAAGCGCGTTTAATGGCTAAAATGATGCCGTCACGCACTTGTGTGTAACTAAGGTCTTTAGCCATCAAACGCCTCCTTTAAAAATTGATCCAGCTTCTTTTCCAAAAAGCGCGGAACGTGCGGCTCAAACGCCTCTTGACTGCGCTTCACAAAGTATTGCGGGTCGATATACGGTTTAACAAGGCGTTTGCCAAGTTCGGGAACATAACGCCCGACCTGTTGCCTGTGTCCGTATTCAACATACGAAGCATACTCCACGTTGTTTTCAACGGTGATTGAATATGAACGCCCGAACCGTTTTACGGGAATAGACGATGCAGCGGCTTGTTCGGAAATGTCCTTGCCGCTTGTCCATCCTCGCCGCAAAGTGCCGGTGTCTTTCGGTGTTGCCCTTTTGACAACAACAAGAAACCTTGCCGCCGTGTCTTTTGCCGCAGCTTCAAAAAACTGGTCTTTTTGACCCGCGCTCAATTCCTCAAGCCGTTCCTGTAACGCTTCAAGCTGCTTCACATCGACTTTCATTGCGTCCATCACGCCCACTCCCCTTTCAGGGTGAGCGGTATCTGTTGGTGGTAGGTATAGACGGACGGCACACCGCTGCTCACATAATCCCTTGTCACGTTTTCGTGCGTAACGATGATGTGCGAACCTGCGGGGATTTCGTATTCATTCGACAGAAAAAGCGTCGTTGCCTGTACCTTTTTCGCCGCGCTGCTCGTTTCTTCCGGCACCGTCACCGTATCAAAAGACAAACGGCACGGAGCGTCTGAAACGATTGTTTCTTCGCTCTGCACCGTTCGTCCAACGGAGGTTGTAGTATCACGCTTCACCTTGACGGTGCATTTGTCCACCCATATCATACGCATTGCGCGTTTATACCCCGCATTGTCTACCATGTCAGCCTCCTGTATCTCGAAAGCAAATATGGTTGCGGGTGTATGAGAAACTGCACCAACGCGTCAAAACGTGCGTCAGGCGAAACGTCGTTGCCGGTGTCGAAGCTGATGGACACGTCACCCTCGCTGATAGATGCAACGCTGCCGCCCGAAATCACCGATTCGTCAAGCAAGCCCATTGCCTTCTGATCGTGCAGATAGAAACCACACGCCATATTGACAAAGGTATATCGCAAGCCCTCCGGCACATCGTTGCGGTTGATGTCGTTGCATATCGTCTCACGCGCTCTTTCGATTGCGTAAATCAAGGCGGTGTCGCTTTCCAACGCGTCGACCCCTAAATCACCCAAACGGCTGATAACATCCGTAGTGACGTTCACAGCGTCACCCCCTTAGTTACGCTTTCGAGATGATGCGGGCAATGGGGATTGCCTTGTGGTTGATATAGGTGCGGTTCGCCGCAACAGATTCGCCGCTATGAACCAGCGTCCAGTTCGCGCCGGTGGCAAGTTCCGCGTCTGTCGGGGACAGCGACGCTTGAGATGCCTTTTCGTAGGAGATGCCGAACGGTGCAAACACCTTGCGTTTACGGGTGTAAAGGGTATCTTCACCGCCGTTTTCTGCCGGATCTCTGTCCATTTCGTACGGGACTTTCGCGCCAATATCTTCGTAACTGAAGCAACCGTCACCGAGCATATAGGTCGTATATGCGGTGTAGCCGTCGCCCGCGCCACTGGAGGTTTCAGCGACCTCTTCGGTCGGCATTGCGTCGGTGATTACAAACAGCTTGCCGTTCACGGTGGCAAGTTCAAGGTCACGGGTCACGCCGTCCTTGTCGGTGTAGGTGAGGTGTTTCAGGAGGTTCAGGTTCTCAACGTCTGTTGCAACGTCGGGATGTACGAACACCATCGTGAATTTCTTTTTATTTGCGCCGCAAGCCTTGTTTGCAGCCGTGTTGATCGTGGTGGCGGTGAAGGTGCCGTCGCCGCTGGCGGTAATGTCATAGGTGTGCCCGTTCACAAATTCAAGGTTCTTCGTGCCGGTCATCTTGAAGATGCCCTCAAGAATCTTGAGGATGGTCAGTTCGTCGATTTCGTCCCAATAGGTAGCGACCTGTTGCGCCACGTTGTCCATGAAGTCGATGCCGCCGGTAATATCATAGGAGAAGTCTTTTTCAGTCCACGCTTTCGCACGGCCGATCACGACAACGCCCTGTTCGTAGGTTTTGGTGGAGGTGGAGGTAATGTCGGTTGCGCCGTCATAGTTGAGCGCAGTACCGTCAAGCAGGCCTCGCATTGCGATTCTCGCATAAGCGGTGCCGCCCTGTGTGAATGCCGCACGGATGTCAGCGTTGCCGACAAGGGCGCGGGACTTCTTGATCTCCGTCATCTTGAGATTCGGGATTCGCTCTGCCTTATACTTAAAGGCTTCGGGGTTAAAAGATTTCGCATCAAATTTTGCGTTTGCCAATGTGTTTCATCCTTTCGTTAATTTAGTGCATTTGGATTTTCCGCAAGATACGCGCTCAATTCTGAATATGACATATCGTCAATGGATTTCGCCGTATTTGCGCCTTTGTTGCCGGGATCGCCGGGTGCAGCACCCGCAACGTCCAGCTTTGCCTTTTCAGGCGTATCGAACAAAAATGCCGTGCTTTCATCTTCTGAAAGCTGCTTGATTTTTTCGGTGAGGCCTTCCACTGCGCCGTTTTCGTCGAGTTTTGCCTCGTTGATGAAGCTTTCCAACAGCGGCTTAACGGTTGCCGGGTTTTTCGCGCCCGCGTCTTTCAAAGCCATTTCAACGGCAAAGCCAATCTTCATTTGGTTTTTTTCCGTTTCAAACGCTTGTTTCAGCTCGTCAATCGTCTGTTGGTCTGCGGTCGCTTGCGTGCTTGCGTTTTGCAATTCGTCAAGCTGCCCTTGCAAGCTGGTAATGGTTTTTTCATTCTCACCGAGTTTTTTGACCTTCGCGTTGAAGTCTGTCTTTGAAACAAAACCCTTGCCGATCTCTTTACTGATCTTTTCGTCGATTTCGTCCGTGTAGACTTCGCCCAAGATGTCCTTCAGCCAATCTAACATTTGTGTCCTTTCCGTCGCTTTCCTTTTTGTCGAGCTAGTCCTCGTTCTGCGACACCCCTTGTTTATTTCGCCGGGTCAGCGGTAAAATTTGTATGAAAAAAGCACCCCGAAGGATGCTCTTAACATTGATATGAAAAAACCGCCCTTGCGGACGGTCTTTGTTTAATATAGGCTGTTCTTGTCGTAGAAGTTTGGTTCCTTTCCTGTTCGCAGCGCTTCTTCTACTATTTTGATAATGTACTCGTCAGAAGCACCTTGCAGACTGTAATACGGAAACCCGCCGAACTTCTTTTTGTATTTTTCGATTGCCTCTTCAACGGTCATGTTATCGCCTCCCATATAAGCCGTTCAAGCACCTCCCAAGATTTTGGAAATGCCTTTTTCATAACTGCGTGAAACTCTGGGTCTGCAACAGATGACTCAAAGTAATGTGCAACAAACTCCGTACAAACTCGGAACTGTTTTTCCCCTGATTTTTCCGTGCCCCAGTATGTTGAACCGTGTCCCCACCCAAGAGGGTACGAGACACCGGCAAAGCCTTCCAACGTATCGGAAACGCCGCCAAGTATTTTGTCTCTGTCGTGCCATTTTATGCCGAACATCTTTACCGCGCCGTTTTCCATCCTGTATTGCTTGTCCCAATACGTCGGATAGTCCTCATATTCCAAGAGTTCCTTTTTCAGTGTTCTCGCTTCCGACTTTATTGTGTCATATAGCTCCTTGTTGTCTGAAAAGCCATATTCGATGTCAATGTTGTGCCCAAATTCGTGAAACGATGTCTGAAATGGCGTGTGATTCGCTCTTCCTGCCATATCAGCACTCGCGTTTATCTTCACGCCGTTTTCGTCCAACGAATACTCCGCGGTTCGTTGCCAGTTTGGATCGACAACTCGCAGACTGCCTCCGCCGTGGTACATGATCGCTCTGACGGTTTCATCTGACTGCTCAACCTTTTCGGCAAACCCGCTTGCATATTCTTCTCCGCACACATCAGCGAGGTTGCCGTACTTCTGCGGCTTTTGCAATTCAACGATTTCGCCGGTGAACGGACTGACGAACTCAACGCCCATATCATCTTTAGTTATACTACTACTTTGAGAAGTATTTGTCAAGCCTTTTTTCTGCTTCCAATCGTCCAACGTATATTTTTTATCAACGTAAATGTCCTTCCAATCGTCGTATTTCATGTCAGAAGGAATCCACTCACCCTTGCCGGTTTCAGGGTTTCTCATCCAGCGTTCACCGATGCCCGCCATATCGTCAAAATACGGCACAGTCACGCAATAGCAGTTCGGATGAAACGGCGGCGCATTCACGCCGATTTTGAAATCTTTGCGCGGGAAATGCTGTCCATGCCACGAAGCGCAATCCTCGCACATCTTCGTGTCAAACGTGCCGACAATCTCATATTCTTCAACGTCTAATTCCTTGTAACAATCCTGTTCGGCAACCGACGCAATAGCCGCGCTTTCCGTCAACACAAGCCGTCTTGCATTCGCTTTCGACGTGTTGAATGCGTCTGCAATGTTCTTGATTGCTTTATCGGGTGCGGCACCTGTCGCAACCATGCGTGTTAATTCGCCCTCAAGGATGTTTACAAGCTTGTTTTTGTCCGTCCAGCACCGCGCCGTGAAGGTCTTGTCGTCTGCAGCCCACGGACGCGCAAGCACGTTCTCAAGGCGTTTTTTGTCCACCTTGCGCATATTCACGCCGACACCCGCCATCTGTTGAACCTCGTAGCCGGTGTGGTAATAGCTTTCGGTGTATGCGTCCGAAATCGCGCTTTCCATCCGCGCTATTCGCTTGCCGGTCAGTTCTTCAGCGTGGGCTTGCAGCTCCATTTCCAACGCCTCAAGGCGTGAAATATGCACCCGTGCGGATGCGTTTTCAAGTTCCTTTTCAAAACCGCCCGAAAGACCCTTCTCGATGTATTCTTCAATGGTCATGTGAAAGTCTTTCAGCTCGTTCTTTGAAAGAAGCTTTTGCGCCTCGGCATAGGACACGCCGTTGTTATCAGCTAGCCTCTGATACCACGCACGGATTTTGCCGTCGATCTCTTTGATTGTTCTTGTATACTGCTTTTCGATATACTCAACATCTTTTGCGCGTTCTTTGATGATGCCTTCTTGCATCATCTTCATTCGCCGCGCCCAATATGATTTACTGGTCATATTCCGTCAACGTGTGCGTGTGGAACGCTTCTGCATACGGGTCTGAAGGCATTTCTGCTTCTTGTTCCTTTGCAAGTCTGTCCATTTCCGCTTTCGGGTCGTCCACGCACGGGATTTGTTTCATTATGGTTTCTTTCGATACCAAACCAACCATCTTTGTACAGTTGTCTATTGCTTCGCCTTCATTCAGCAGCATATCGCGGTTGAAGATGACATCGGCTTTTTCGTTCTCAAAATTGCCCTTGCCGGTCTGCTTCAGGTGCTGCCTAATGAACCACAAAAGCTGTTCAAACGACGCGGCAAACTCTGTTTCAAGTCCGTTTGCGGTGATTTCAATGTCTGCGTACATGGATTGAATGTTCATCTGGTTCGGGTTGTTTGACAAGCGTTCGTCTTTAGCATCAAAACCGCCGCAGTTCTCGATGATTGCTTTTCGCAGCATATCAATCATTATTTTGTAGTTGTTTGCGTCAACCTCGACCGTCAAGGAATCAACGCCGCCGTCCACGCCGTCCACGGTGCGCACTTTGATTGCGCCGTAGGTCATAAGGTTGCGCTTGAATTCTCCCAAGTCCGTGCCGTCGTAGTTCTTGATGATGAGAATCGTCTTATTATTGTTTTCCTCGGTGACGTTCTGAAAATCGGATAAAAGCTTGTTTAAAGCGTCCTGAAGCGTCTTGCACTTGTTCAAAAGCGGCGTTTCGCCTTCGTTTGCCTTAAATGCAATCAGCGGCATACGTTCCCACGCATACGGCAAAGTCTTTTTGCCCACTTGCACGGTGAGATACGGCACGGCCGGCGTGTCATAATCGTATTCCAGCCGTCCTTCATTCCATATAAATCTTGTGATTCCGTTGCCGTCATAGACTTCAACGTGGAAAACCAAGTCCGGCTGTTCCTCTTCGTTGTATTCCAAAACAGAATACAACCGCACGGCGCAGTCAAGGTCGGTGTGTTCCGCGTCTGCCCAAAACGGCAGCACCTCCGACGCGGGAAAAATGGAAAATTCTAATTTTCCGTCGCGCGGCCACACATACAACCACGCAATGCCTTCGTTCACGGCGTGTTTCGTGATCCTGCGCAGCTTGCCAAGCTTTTCTTTGCTGAAAATCTCGTTTAATTCGTCCGCAAATTGCTTGCCGCTGGGCTTTGCAAGGTCGGTGTCAAAGGTGATCGGCTGCCCCATTTCAAAGTTGGTCAGTTGGTCAACCTGATACGCATAACGATTGTCAATGATCTTGTTATTCGGCAGATATGTGACCTCTTCCAGTTCACCATCTTCATTCACCATCGTGCGCAGCGCGGTCAAAATATCGTGATACCCGTCATAGTATCTTTCGGCGGACATCTGCGCTTTTCTTTCGGGACTGTCAAGCCATCTTTTAATCTCAAGTTCGAGAAACCTTTTGTCGGTCACAAGCCCCGTCAAATTGTTCTTGTCAAAAAATAACTTTTTCATTGTTCCCCCTAGAAAAATCTGCGCGGCATGGAAAACGGCTCCATTGCATATCTCATTGCGTCCATCAAATGATTAAAGTCATCTATCGGGACGCCCGTTTTATTGCCGGTTTTGGAATCAGTTGCCCATGTGTAATTGCCGATCTCCGTCAAAAAATTCACACAGCGCGGATGAATGAATATCTTGAAATCCTGTAAAAAGTCAATGCCGCTGCTCACGCTGTCTTTGCCTTTTCGCGCTTTGTCAATATGCGGCAAGCCGATAGAACGCAACCTGTCAATGCTTTTCGGTTCGCTGCTGTCTGCCCTGATCTTCTCTTTCGAGTAGCCCATTGCAATGACTTTTTCAGCTATGCGCTCGTTTGACATTCCGCGTTCATACATTTCATCGAACACCCACAGCATCTTTGCGTCTGCATCAACCAAACCGCAAAACAAAGCCGAAGGGTCATTCGTATAGCCGAAGTCAAGCCCAAACGCCGACCGCACGGACGGCATACGCCTGATTTCGTCAATGTCAAACAGCTTTTCTTCCCAATTCTCATACACAAGCCCGTCCACAACGCCCCAATCACCCAAGCCGGCAACTCTGTACCGGCGCGGGTTCTTGACCTTCATAACCTCAAACAGTTTTTTGTCGTTTTCGTCAAGCCATTCGTTACAGGTGTAGTTCGTTGTCATTGCAAGCGTGTTTTCGTCGGGATTATCAAAAAAACGACGCTTGATCCAGTGGTGCTCGTTCCACGGATTAAACGTCATTGTAATTTGTTTGAATAGCCCCGTTCCTTTAGGTATCGCGCCGCGAATTGATTCGTCCAACATATCAAACGACGCCATGTCGCCGATCTCGTATGCCTCCTCGATCCACATCCAGCACAACACGCCGCGGCCAACCGTGATTGACGTAACCTTCATCGGATCGTCAAGCCCACGAAAATATATCTTTTGCCCTGTTGGTTTATATGTCATTTCCAACGGGCTTTCCTTCACGTCCCAAAACTTACCGACGCCAAGCCGGTCAATCGCCCACTTTAATTCTGTGTAACAGGAATCTTTCAGCGTTCGATAAACCTTGCGCACGACCAATGTGTTCGCGTCCGGGTATGCCATCATATTGACGATGAACCACAACGCCGTGGTTTTGCTCTTTTTGGACGCACGGGAGCCTTTGCAAACTCTGTATCTGCCTTTGAACCGCCAAAAGGTGCCGTAGCCCTTTCCAACGTAATCAGGCAGATATATTTTTTTAGTCGGCAAGGGAATCACTCCCGCTAATGACAACCGGCAAGCCGCCTTCGACATTCAAGTTTGTTTTTTCCATGCCGAATATCCTTGCAAGCAATGATGCCGCTGACATAACGTCTTTGATACTAGGTTTCTTTGTGACGTTTATAACCTCGCTGTAGCCGTTGCCGGTGCCGACGACCGTAGGCACTTCGTCCTCCAACTCGCGGCGCAGTATCGCGGTGACGGTTTCGATGACCTCTTTCGCGTCTGCAACCTTTTCGTCGCTGATCTTTTCAAGCTGTTCGTCAATGTATTTTTTGACGTCAACATAAGTCAACATCCTGTTTCCCGCTGATTTTGCGGTATTGTCGTTCTTGACGTGCGGATATGCCGCTTTATACGCTCTTGTCGCGTTGCCGTCCTTGATATACTCATCGGCGAACTTACGCTGATTGTCGGTCATCTTGTCACCACCTCTCACAAAGAAAAATCCCCGCCGGAAAGGAAGGAGAAAAACCGACGGGGCGCAAATAGGGAGGAATCCACTATTCCACGGTATTATTGTAGCATATATTCCTCGGCTTTTTTTCGGACAACGAAAAAACACCGTGACCCCTCTGCAAAGCCACGGTGTTATTCACTTCCCTACTAAGTTTGCATGATTAAAAACATTTGATGGTGATTGTGTATTCAGGCGGTGGTCTGCCTCGCGTCATAATATACCTCCTATCTTTGCCATTGCTAAACACCGCGGGGCAATGCTTTTCCATTGCCATTTCTCGCCTGTCTTTGCTATTCCGTGCTTTTCTACTCCGTGGCGGTTCCATGCCATGCGTTGCCGTCGCCATGCTCTGCGATTCCGCGACTCGCCCTTCCGTTGCATTTCATTACAGGTCATATCGTTGCTATACTATGCCGTCGCGGTTCTTTTCACTGCGATTCTATGCGATTCTATGCCGTTGCCGTGCCGGTCATGTCGATGCTGATCAACGCCTACGCGATGCTACTCGCAACTAAGCCTTTGCCGTTCTCAGCTTCGCTCTTCCGCGCCTCGCCTTTGCTCATCCCAGCTTTGCTGCGCTTTTCCGTTGCATTGCCTTACAGGTCATATCGTTGCTACGCAAAGCCTTCGCACCTCGTTGCCTGTCAAAGCGTTACAACGCCTTTGCTTACTTAATTTCTTCCCACGTGAACCTGCCTTTGCCGCTGTTGCGCCACTGGCCGATGCCGCTGAAACGTCCGTAGTCGAGCCACTCTCTGACAGCCTTTTCGTGGGAATCCATAAACAGGATGATTGTGAATTCGACTTGTGCGCCCGCGGGTATTTCTTCACTTCTCGCAAGCGAAACTCTTTCGCCTTGCATGGTCTGCGCTCTCAGCGGGCGTTCGCAGATGCCGATTTCGTAATCACCTTCAATGATGTTTTGACGGTCTTTGATGAACACCAGCTTGTCGATCTCTTTTTTGTACGCTTTGATTTTGGAACTCTCGGTGCCTTGCACACGTTTTAGGCCGCCGCAAGTATCCTTGAAAAAGCCCAAGATTTGATAGTCATACAAAAACGGCTTGCCGTCGTTCGTTTTCGGAAACACGGTTGTTCCTTTTTCCGTGACTTCTTCTTTGCCGAGTGCCGCGATTTCATCTTCAAGCGTTGCCGCGTCTGGTGCCTTGCTGTGGATGTACTCTGTGAACAGTTCTTCGTTGTTTGGCAAGCTGCCGAGGATAGCTTCTGTAAATGTGATTCTGACGTGCATTTCTTTCATTTGTTATACCTTCCTTTTTTAAAATAATTTTATCTGTCTGCGGTTCTTTTCCAACCGCTCAACACCTTTGTCATAGTATTCCTTGTCAATCTCAAAACCGACATACTGAAAGCCCATGTTTTCACAAGCAATCAGAGATGAGGCAGAACCGACGTGTGTGTCAAGGATTTTGTCGCCGGGCTTTGCGTAGCGGTTTAAAATCCATTCGTATAGTGAAACCGGCTTTTGCGTTGGATGGAATCGTTCACCCGCTTTTCCTTGTGGAGCGCATTCATAGACTTTTGCGTTGTCGTTGAATGAAGTCCACGCATATTCAGCCATTGCCATTGAAAAACCTTCTGAAATGGTCAGCTTTTTCCAAACGAGAAAACAGCGTGTCGGCGGTAGTGAAAAATAGTTGCCCCCCCAAATGATTTGGTTACGTGAGACGCGGAACAGTTC